AGGTATTTACCTGCAACAATGATCCATTGTTGCTTACTGATGCGGCTATTAAAAGAAGAGTTCGGGTGTTTAATGTAAATTAAATAAAGTCCTAACTCCTTTCTTTTTCTCCTCCTCCTCCTCCCGGCACCCCTATATAATATTACGGGGTGCCTCCTCTCTGCACATGCGCGTAACAAAGAGAGCTCATGGGCGTTCGTTTTCAGGTCTTGCGAGAAGTGTTGCGGGGTATGCGCGTTCGGCGTATCGCGCATACCGACAGCATCCCTATGCGTACCGAGCGGCGGCTAAGGCTGGGCACCAGACTGGGCGCGCGATTGCGAAGCATTATCGTAGCGCTCTTAAACGTCCTAATCCTTCTTCTCGTGCCTCTGTTAAGAAGCGTGTTAGGTTCACCGTCCCAAACAAGTATCGAACCAATGGAAAGTACGTTGGACGATTTGGACGACCCAAGCCACTGAAGAGTGGCGATGATGGAGCTCTTAATGGTGGGTTTGTTAATACTTCTGAAATCACTGGTACTGTTTCTGACGTAAATTGTGTTTACGTTGGCCACTCAGTCATGAGTGGCAATGAAGTGATTGAGAATATTTGTTATTCTCTTTTGCGTAAGTTGTATAAGAAGGGACTTCAGTTCAATGTGACGAATATTCAGGAAGATTTGCCTGATCTTGGGGTTGGTGGGTACACGTTAAGGATTGAGCGTGAGTTGATGGATGCTACGAATACGATTCAACAGTTTGATTACGTACCCAGTGGTACGATTACTATTCAGCTAATTGTTGGATGTGCTCTTGCTGGTATTAGTCCAGCATGGGTGACGCTGTTGGATGTCTTTAAGGATTATGCTTCTGGCAATAGTGCTAGCACTGTGAACTTGTATTGTCCTACCAAGTTGAGTTTGCTGCGTACTGCTAATTTTGATGTATTAGCACGTATCAATTTGAAGGAAGAAATCGTTCATGTGAAGGTAGAGTCTTTGCTCAAAGTGCAGAATCGCACTTTGGCTGCTGATGCGTCTGCAGACGCTACTGATGTCAGTAACAATCCCTTGCAGGGTCGTTTGTATCAGTTTGGTACTGGTTGTCCTATGACTGCAGTTGACTATGCTCCTCTTATCAATAGTATTCCTGATTTTACAGGTGCGATCACTGTCAAGTCTTCGACGTTTTCGAAGACTGGGTTTTATGAACCGCCACTTCCGAAGATGTTTGTGAATTGTGTCGGTAGTACTGGAGTGCGCATTGAGCCTGGTGCGATTAAGGTGGATAAGTTATATTACACCACCTCTGGCAGTTTGCTGAAGTTTTTGATTGGTATGGGGTATGGAATTGGGCCTTTGGGTGCTGTTTCTACCCTGAATCGTCAGATGAAGCTGAAAGGTAAGTGTGCCATGTTGGCCCTTGAAGACGTGATCAATGTGAATGCTGCTCAAGATATTTCTATTGCTTATGAGATTAATCGCAAAATTGGTGTTTATTGCAGCACTATGAAGCCAGCTGTGTCGATGGGATTTCTTGCGCAAGCTACCCAGTCAGCTTAATAAAAAAGAAATTTAATGAATTTTGGTATATAATGTTTATATTTACTATACTTTCACTAGTTCTCATAGCCTAAATGGATAGTGGACATGCCTTACAAGCGCAGGTCGCCGGTTCGACTCCGGTAAAAGCCAGACCTAATAAAGCTTTTTCGGTTCATTGTCGTGGCTTCGCCTGCTCGCGTTGCACGAGAATATACAAGCGCAATATCAACAAGTCGTTTGCTCTCATGAAGAAGAAATTTCCGATGTACTACCAAGTTAAGAAATTTCCAAAGTCCCCTCTGAGAAATAAATAATTTTTAACACAAATTCCTGTAATTTTTTGTGAGCCCCCACCCCCGATTGTCGGAGCGTATGAGGCGAGTCCTCGAGACGATTAGCGGAGCTAGGGGTGGGGTGAACAAAAGTCCGGGACACCAGCCCCCATTTTCAGGCTGTGAAAATATAATTTTGTAACCCATAAGTAGGTTTATGTAATTTCGATTTCGGGGTCTGTTAAAGGTTGGAAGGATTTTTATCTAAGCCACTATGCCCAGTTTCTACAATGGAAAACGTTTTTTTCTTACCTATGCCCAGTGTGATGCCACCATGCACGAGCTCGCATGTTTCCTTATCTTTCAAGGAGACGTCAAGTCCTATATTGTTGCCGAGGAGAAACACGCTGATGGCTCGCCCCATTTGCATGCATGCGTTGAATATGCAACTGTTCAGAGACATGACCACAAGTGGTTGGACTTCAATGGGAAACATCCCAATAAGCAAGACCCTCGCAACTGGAACGCGTGTATCCAGTACTGCAAGAAAGACGGGAATTTCTTGGACGGGACCGATGGCAATGGTAAATCTGGGGACTCGGTGGACGCGAGTGCCGCTTGTGCCGCTTGCGAAACGCAAGAAGAGTGGTTCGACTATTCAGTCAAGAAAAAGATCCCCATGGGTTATGCCGTATGGTACTGGAATCGCCGTTACGGAGATTGTACCACTCTCAACACTGATGAAGCCGAGGGAACTATGGTCGCCGCTCTGGAACTTTTCAAGTTCGATCCTGATGTTCATAGAACCATCGTTGTCAAGGGACCTAGCGGATGTGGAAAGACTACTTGGGCAAAGCGATCCATGCCGAAACCTTGTTTATTCGTTTCGCATATCGACCAGTTGAAGGAGTTTAAGGTTGGGTTTCATAAGAGTATCATTTTTGATGATGTGGATTTTTCTCACTACCCTCGTGGTAGTCAGATTCATATTGTGGACTTTGATAATCCGCGTGCGATTCATTGCCGTCATCAAACGGCTACTATTCCAGCTGGAATATTTAAGGTATTTACCTGCAACAATGATCCATTGTTGCTTACTGATGCGGCTATTAAAAGAAGAGTTCGGGTGTTTAATGTAAATTAAATAAAGTCCTAACTCCTTTCTTTTTCTCCTCCTCCTCC